GGGAACAGACGTTCCGGATTCTGAGTGGACAGCTCGGCCACCTTTTCGGCGGTGATGAACCCCGGAGAGGTCATCTCGCCATCAGCGCACCGGATGCTGCCGTCAAAATCCGTGCAGAGGAACACATGGGACGGGCAGTACGGCGGTTTCAGGTCGCTCAGGAAGGCTACCGGCATGAGGTCTTTCGGCGTGATGCCGAACTCCTCCTGCGTTTCGCGGATGGCTGCATCTTCCGGGGACTCCCCCGCCTCGATATGACCACCCGGTCCACCAACAGAGCCACCCTTCAGGCGAGTGCCACAGAGAAACCGGCCATCCTGCACAACGAGAACGCCGACACCACGGTCAGTGTCGGCGGCATCGGCATTGGTGGTCGGCGGAGTGGCCGTAGGTGCTACGGTAGCGCTCTGTTCCTCGCCGCCCGGAGCCTGCCCCTGCTCAATATTCTTCTGGGCGGCTTCCACGTCGCTCATGGCGCTCGGCTCAGTTCCCAGCAACGACTGCAACAGATCATTCTCGTCATCCTCGGAGATGATGTCTTCGACATCAAACTCCTCATCGGACGCAAGGCGGCGGCGCACCTCGGTGGGGTCGAGCGCCTGCATATCGACATAGAGCTGTGCGGTCTGCGCCTTGATCTGCTCCGTCTGGGCCTTGGTCTGGTCAACCGCTGCCTGCTCGGTATCGCTCAGGCTCCACAGGGGCTTGAACTCCAGCTTGTAGTCGGGTTCCTCGGCCACATCACCTGAAGCGATGCCCGCCCGGAACACGACATCCAGCAGGGTGCGGAGGTTGCGTTTCAGCATCAGCCGCTGAATCTTCTCCACGAAGTTGTAATAGCTCTCGAAGTCACTGTCGCCGGTGGCGTTCATGCCGGCCGGTGAACGGCCAAACAGAATCGTCTGGGGGATGTTCGTCAGCGCGGACAGCATATTGCAGGTCGCGTCGATGACATCCTTGACACCGGAAAACTGGAACGTCTTGAAGTCGTACTGCTCTCCCTCGGAGTCAATGGCGATGCTGTTCAGCAGACCACGGGAAGTGTCTACAAGCTGTAGGCGCTTCAGCACTTGGTTCTCGCCGTCATCTGTGGTCAGCAGAGAGGCAAGCCCCTTCATGCTGTAGATGGCCTGAACACTCCGCTCCAGCAGTTTTACGCTGTCGGTGTGGGCAGTCACGGTTTCCCGCAGTGCCCTGCGGATGCGGACGTACTCCGGCATCCCCCAGAACAGGTAGGTTGCATTGGAGGTCTGCTCCGGCAGAACGCCATTGCGGAACACCAGACAGCGGCTCTCATGAACCTTGAAGGAACCGTAGATGCTGGAAACATAGTAATATTCCGGCTGTCCGAACTTGGACACCCGGTTCCCAACGCCCTTCCCGCCGTAATCCTGCTGGTACAGGCTGGCGTAGTCGGGCTGCACGATGGAGCGCTCATAGACGCGCAGTTCATCAATGCTGCGGATATGTTCCCAGTCAACAGGCTCTTCCAGCCCGCGCCCATCGTCGATCAACATGACGATAAGAGCGCCGCCGTAGAGTCGCGCCCACTTGATGGCGGTGGCGGCCTTCTCCTCCCATTCGAGATCATCCAGAGCATCTTCCACAAAGGC